ATAAATAGGTGGTATAATAGCGACCCAAAAAGATTCTTTATGTATCTACCCCAGCTTTCAAAATGGTCGGATACAGAACCAAACGTTTTGTTAAGTATGATTGAAGAACGTATTGAAGATGTCGAAGCTCTACGAAATTAGAACGGAAGAATTAAAGAGACTAAGGCGTTACTTATTTTTAAGGTATGCTGAAACAGATTGTAATTCACTTTTTCATGCACAGATCGGTAGCGAGTTAGACGCAATATGTTTAGAGTTAAATTTACGGACAGGTGAAACGAAATATAAATCATGATGAAAAGAAGATTTCGGGGGGTATGGATTCCCGCAAAGTTATATGAAGCAAAAGAATTAAATTGGACTCAAAAATTACTGCTAGTAGAAATAGATAGCTTTAGTAAAAACAACCTAGACTGTTTTGTAAGCAACGAGCATTTGGCTGTGTTCTTACAGATTTCAGAAAGTGGAGTAGAAAAAGCGTTAAGGTATCTAGTTTCAAATGGTTGGGTAACACGAAACCGTAGAGTATTGTATGGGGTAAACCGTAGGATTTTACGGTTGACTACCTCACTAGATGGTGGGTATGAACCTCACTCAGGTGAGGGTGGTAACCTCACTCAGGTGAGGCATACTAATACAAGTACTAATACAACTACTAAACCAACTAAGGAAAGGCAACCCTCAACTCAGGGGGGTTGTGTAGAATACTTTATAGAAATAGGTTCTAATGAAGAAGAAGCTGCTAAATTTTTTGATTGGTATGAACAAACAGGCTGGAAATTAAAAGGCGGTACAGTCATAGTAGATTGGAAAGCTACAGCTCGTAATTGGAAACGTAGAACAAAAGAACACACAAATGAAAAAAGAACTAAAGGATTTAATAAAGGGAACTTCGACCCTAACACCCTTGAGCGTTTTGTTACTGAAGGATAAAGGTTTAAATCTAAAACCTGAAAAAGCCTGGTTAGAAGGAACAAACGTAAAAGCTGCTATAAAAGAAAATCCCGCTATGGTTAGGGGGTGGTTAATGGCAGAGGTCGGTAGGTTAATAAAAGAGTTAGACACCAATAAAACTATAGCTTCTGATGAAGAACTTATATTTTGTTGCAATGCTATAGTAGAAGAACACCCCACTATTAAGCTAGAAGAAATACGAGCTTGTTTTAATATGATTCGTAGAGGAAAATTCGGTAAGCTATTTGAAAGATTAAAGACACCTGAAATACTAGAGTGTTTATGTAAATACGAAGGTGAAGTAAGAGCTGAAATAATAGAACGACTACACCGAGAAAGGAAGTCAGAAAACTTTAAACCTATAGAACGGAATAAAGACTACAAACCACTAGGGGAATATCTTAAAGATGTATTAAACGAACCAACCCCTGAACGAACATTTGACCGATCAGGAACGAGATTAAAAAAACGACTACAACCTCCCGAAAAATGATAGACTTAACGAATGAGGATAATATGGAGTTAATGAAACGCTATCCTGACAACTATTTTGAGTTAGCTATTGTTGACCCTCCTTATGGGATAGGTCAATCAGGTGGTAATTTTAGAGACCGAAAGGGAGGGGGGCATAGGGTTTTGAAGCGTAAAGAGTGGGATAATAACACACCAAAAAAAGAATACTTTACAGAGTTAAAAAGGGTAAGCAGCAATCAGATAATATGGGGAGGTAATTATTTTACGGATAAAATCACAGTTTCTCGTTGTTGGATATATTGGGATAAATTAATGGGGGGAGACTTTTCAGATGGAGAACTTGCTTGGACTTCATTTGATAAAGTATTAAAGAAATTCACTCTATGTAATAAGATGGGCGGCAAAATACACCCAACACAAAAACCTGTCAAACTTTACGAATGGCTATTAATGAACTACGCAAAAGAGGGTGATAAAATACTTGATACTCATTTGGGGAGTGGCTCAATAGCTCTTGCCTGTCATAACTTAGGCTTTGATTTAGTAGGGTGTGAATTAGATAAAGAGTATTACGAAGCAGCGTGTAAGAGATTGAAACAACACAAGCAGCAACTTACAATGTTTTAGAAATATGATAAAACACCCTAAAGTTTAGGTTTATGCCTATTTAATTCGTATTATTGTATAGTGAAAAGGTCTACAGAAAAAAAGAAACTGGACAATGCCCTAAGTAAATATGTACGCAAAAGCAACGCAGACGAAAACGGATTTATAAACTGTTTTACTTGTGGAGCAAAGAAAGATTGGTTATATGAAACCGATTGTGGTCACTTCCAAAGTAGGTCAAAGATGAGTACAAGATTTTTGTATGAGCCTGAGCACGGAATGGTGAACGTAATGCCCCAGTGTAAGCGTTGCAATATGCCCAACGGAGGGAATGGTGAACAATATCTATTTGGAAAACACTTGGACGAATTGTTTGGAGAGGGTACAGCAGAAAAGGTTGAGATTATGAGTAACAAAATGCGTAAGTTTTCCTTACCAGAAATAGTAGAAATGCGAAAATATTATACTAAAAAGTTTGATGAGTTGCATTAGCAATTTTATAGAAACTAACTATCAATACCTACTAGATATGTCAAATAGATATGTAGGTGAAAACTACGGCGGTGACCTTTTAAACGATTTAACATTAACATACCTAGAGAACATAGAAAAATACGAACCCATTTGTAAGCGAGGCGAGCTTATGAGTTACACAAGTCGGTCAATGGCTATTTGTGGGTTTAGTAGCAATTCCAGGTTCTACTATAAATATAAAAAGCACACAGAAAAATTAGCGAGAAGTTACCCCGTACACATACTACCAAGTAAAGAAGATGTTTACAGCGTAGTTAATCAAAAAGATGTAGACGATCAGATTACAGAAGCCTTTAAAGTCTTAGAAGAAATAAGATGGTTTGATGCTGAAGTCTTTAAGTCTTACTATTTACACTCACATTCATTAAAATCATTATCAGATGCCACAGGAATCAACAAAAATACCCTCTACCAAAGTATCCAAAAAGCGAAAGACTACCTCAAAAAAAATCAAAAAAGGATTGGGTGACACTATCGAAGGTTTAATACCTAACGTAGTTAAAGACGTAGTAAATAAAATAGCAGGTGAAGATTGCGGATGTAGTAAACGAAAGCAATGGTTAAATAAACGCTTCCCATATTTTAAACCCTTTAGTGATAAGAACAAAAAACTATGGAAGGAAGTTTTAGCCCCAGCTTTAAGGTCGGGACAGTTAAAGGGGAATATGCAAGAACAAGTAATTGACTTATACCAGGAAACATTTGGTAAAAGACATAAGAAAACTAATTGTGGTTCATGTGTAGAAGCTCGAATGATTGAGTTAGAAAAAGCCTACGAAGGTTCTTGCGAAGACTAATATGACACACGGCTCATTATTTTCAGGTATAGGGGGATTCGATTTAGCTTCGGAGTGGATGGGGTGGGAGAATGTCTTCCATTGTGAATACGACCCATTCTGTCAGAAAGTATTAAAACACCATTTCCCTAATTCAAAACTATATGACGATGTTACAACCTTTGACGCAACAACTTACGCTGGACGAATTGATATACTCACAGGAGGATTCCCTTGCCAACCCTTTAGCGCAGCAGGAAAAAGACTTGGAACAGAAGACGAGCGCCACCTATGGCCTCAAATGCTTAGAATCATTAGAGAGATTTCCCCACGCTACGTTGTGGGCGAAAACGTTAGCGGGTTACTTAATTGGTCAGGGGGATTGGTATTCGAAGAGGTGTGCGCTGACTTGGAAACTGAGGGCTACGAAGTCACACCGTATATACTTCCAGCTTGCGGTAAAAACGCACCCCACAGAAGAGATAGAATTTGGTTTATTGCAAACTCCACGAAGCGTAATGGTGGACGAAACACCCGAAGCGTTCCAAGCAAGGAAGAAGAAGAACGGATATGTGAACGGAACGAAATACCCAAATCTACTATGTCAAGTGAAGTATTCGGGGATGCTTCCGACACCATTAACGAACGATTGGAAGGGAAGTGCAGGAGCGACAGAGAACTGGAAGGGGGATTCCGACCTGAGTGTACAAATTCACAAGCGAACGAATCAAACACCTGGGAAAACTTCCCAACTGTCCCCCCTATTTGTGGAGGAGATGATGGGCTTCCCAAAGAACTGGACGGTATTACCTTTCCAAAGTGGAGAAAAGAAAGTGTCAAAGCCTATGGAAATGCAATAGTTCCACAAGTAGCACACGAAATATTTAAGGCTATTCAGAAAATGGAAGATAAATGAAGATACTTTGCCCCGTAACATTTGATGGATATGGAAGACGTAAAGACCGAAGCGTAACGCTAAGATTTATAACTCAAGAGAAGACAAGTCAAGAGATTATGAATATAGACACTATGTTAG